CCCCAATCCACACTTTTGATGATGTTGCCGCCCCAGGTCAACGCCGACACAAACGTATTCCACGCCAGGGACTTCACATAGGTCGCCCAGCTCAATGTCCCCGTGATAAAGTCCGACCACGAGAAATTGTCGATTGTCGTCTGGATAGCCGTCAGCGAACTTTGGAAGAGGCTGCCCAGTCCCTGGATCAGCGGGGTCATGTCCCCCTGTCGGGCCGCATCGATCCAGCCCCGCAATATGGAGATCTGTCTGCCCACCCAATCCACTGCCGTCGCCGTTTTCTCCCGAATCCCGCCCCAGTCCGCCGCCCACGCCGCCGCAAACGCCGCCACCGCCAGCACCACCAACCCAAAGGGCGAGAGCAACGCCCCCACCGCCGCCCCCAGCAGGGGGATGATGATCAGCAGCGGGCCGGCCACGGCCAACACGGCCGCAAACGCCATGGCCGCATTGCGCACGGGTTCTGGTAGATCCAAGAACCGGGAGATCAGGTCCGCCCCTTGCCGGAGCAGCCGCGCCAACGCTTCGCTTGCAGGCAAGAAGGCCGAGATCAGGGTGGCCTCAATCGTGCTCTTGACATAGATCCATGCCCCGGCCAACCCCTTCATTTTGGCGTCCGCCACCTTGCTGGCCGCCCCCGCCTCCATCACCGCCCCCTTCATGCGGGCGTACTCGCTCGTGCCCTCTTTTATCAATATTATGGCCGCGTTGCTAGCCCGCGAGCCCAAGAGAGTACGGTTGTAGTTGTTTCTCTGCTCTTCGGTCAGGCCACTCATGGCATCCTGCATATTGCCCAAGATCTGCTCAAGGCTGCGACTGCTGCCGTCGGCATTGTATATCGAGATCCCCAGCTCGTCCATGGCAGCCTTGGCCTTGTCCGTGGGCGCAAAGAGCCGCTGGAGCATCACCTTCATGGCCGTGCCCGCCTTCTCACCCTTCAGCCCGTTATTGCCCAGGATGGCGAGGGCGGTGGACAGATCCTCAATCGGGATTCTGTTGGCCGAGGCCAGCGCAGAGGCCTGCTCAAATGATATCGCCAGGTCCTCCACCTCCGCAGAAGACGCATTCGCCGCCGCCGCCAGCACATCCGCCACCCTTGCCGCATCACTGGCCGGCAAATTCCAGGCGTTGATCGCATTGGCCGCAAGCTCCGACGCCCGGGCCACGCTCAGATCCCCAGCCGCCGCCAGATCCAGCACGCCGGGCAGGGCGTCCATGCTCTGCTGGGCCGTAAAGCCCGCCTTGGCCAACTGCAACAGCCCGTCCGCCGCCTCGTTGGCCGTAAACACCGTCTCCCGCCCCAGGTGCAACGCCTGCCCCTGCATCTGGGCCAACTGGGTGGCCGTGGCGTCCGTCACCACCTGCACCTGGTTCATGGTCTGCTCAAAACCCGCCGTGGCTTGCAGCCCATATTTGCCAATCGCCAGCAGGGGCAAGGAGATCGCCGCACTCATGGCCATGCCCGTGGCCCGCATGGACGCGGCCAGACCGGCGATGTTGCGCTCCGCATCCCCGGTTCCGATCTGAATGACACCGTATGCTGATCCTAAAGCTATTGCCATCAGGCCACTCCCTCCCCGCTGTCCAAGCCGCCGCCTTTGCCTGCCGAAGGCGAAGGCCGGCTCGCCTCCCCATCCAACAGCCCCGCCAGCCGCTCACGCCGGGCCAGCAGGGTGCGGTCATCGGGCGTGTGGCGCAGCTTCCCCCGCACCCCGTCCAGTTGCCGGCGCAGCCCCACCCCCTTGGGGGTGATCAGGGCCACGACCGTCTCGCTCCGGCAATAGGGGCAGGCAAACGCCCACCGCTCCCCACCTTCTGCCGTGGGCGCACTCTCTATTTTTGCAACAAAAAGGGTGCGACATTGGTCGCACTGCACCTTGGTCGCACCCGCTTTGTCCTTGCCCATCACCACACCCCCGATGCCGGAATCTTCATCTTCGTTGTCACCAGATGGCCCACAGAGCGGAACTGGCCCGCCCCCTGGTCCTTGCCCTTCTTCTCCGCCAACAGATCCAGCAGGCGGTGGGTCGGACGCCCCGCCTTGTCCCGCTCGCTCAGCTTGGCATCCACCCACCGGCCCAGGGTCAGGGCGGCCACATCCAACTGATAGGCCGCCCATTCATCGTCCACACCCAGGAAGCTACTCGGTCTTTGCCCGTAGCGCTTGCCCAGCTCGTCCACCGTCCACAGCGCCGTCTTGTTGGCGACGAAAGGGTTTGAGTTTGCCCCCCTCCTCGTTTGCCCAGGTGTAGATAGCCAGTTGGTCGTTATAGTCCAACTCGTCCACGCTCAACCCCTCCGGCCCGGTCAAACACGACTCCACCACCAGCTTGACCACCTCGGCGAACTCGTTGAACCATTCCAACGAGAACTCCGGCTGCTTGCCCGCATTGCCCAGCCGGATCAGCTCATCGATCCGGGGTTGCAGGTCCACCGGCACCTTGCCCGAAGCGGCCAGGTCCATCATGCTCACCCGGCGCACCATAATCATCAAACCGGAAGGCAGTTCCGCCGCTTCGCCCTTCTGCCGTTTTTCCCGCCACGCCTGTAGATTGTTGTTATCCATCACAAAGCCTTTCTCTTTCCGTCTGTTGCGTCACACATCGACGCTGATTCTCCGCCGGTCGGCAACGTCACCCCACGTGCGTCACGCCACCTGGTACAGTGACGGTCGAGGCGTGACGGCCCTGCTGAAGCACCACCACCAATGGCGATGCTCGCCGGTGTCCACCCCTTCACCCCCTCACCCCTTCACCCGCTCGCCTAACTCGTGGGCAGGGTGGTGGTCGTCTCGTTCTGCACCCAATCCCAAACCCCATTCGTGCCGTCATCCATGCCCAGCCCGCTGACGCCCGACTGCCAGAAAGCCCCATCCGCCAACTGGCCCTTCATCCCGCTGGTCAGCTTGCATTTGTAGAGCTTACAGTGGAAATCACCCGACGCCTCATCGATGGCCTGCCCGTACACCTTGAAATACGGATAGGCTTCCTGAGCGCTCCCGGTCAGGGTGTCCACCTGGTTCGGCGTGGTCCCCGTGGTCACCACCGTGCGCCCGGTCATCAAGGCATAGGCTTCCAAGGGGATGCCCCCGGCCTCCAATTCCCACTCTATCGCATCCGGGACGGTGACCACGGCTAAAAGCTTGTCATCCCCGCTCATCTCGCCGCTGACCACCCGCTCCGCAAAGCTGAAGGTCATCGCCGCCGGCAACCCTACCTGTGTCACGCCGTCCAGACTGGTCAGCACGACTTTTCTCAGCCCGAAAGGTTTGTCTCCGTACGCCATAAGTCTTCTCCTGTTCTTGATCTGATTCTGAAATCCGACCAGCTAAAAAGCGAAACAACACACACTCAAAATTATCTGGCTACCCGCATCCCGATGTCCGTGAACGAGACGCCCGGCGAGTAGTTGGCGTTCGCAGCACGGACCCCGGCGTTCGCACCGTTGTTCCAGTTGCCACCAACGTTCAACAAGGCCGGCAGGCCGTTTTCATCTTCGCCCTATCGCATCTGCTTGAGCCAACCGCCTAATTGAGCGCCCACTTCGCCAACGAGGCGAGAGACGTGCTCGAATTGGGCAATGCTGGTCATGCGCAGTGTGACCGAAAGTTTCAGGAGCAGGCGCAGACCGTCAAGCTCTGCGCTTGCTTTTTCCAGGTACGGCAGCTTGCGCGCCTTCGGCGCACCATAGGCCGTCGTGGTTGAGCGTAGTACATTCAGCAGGCAGGTCATGGTTTCCTGGCCGAGGGTGGGGCGCAGCCAGCGCGGGTAGCGCCCCACGTGCGGAACCAGCCATTCGGCCAAGTTCTCAATTGCCTGATATAACGCCAGTTCCTGGAATTTCTTGTATGCCATGATAGAAGAGTCTTTTTGTCAAAGGCCAAAGGTCAAAGGTCAAATACTGTCACCTGGCAGAGCGGAACCCGATGCTCGCGCTCGAGTTCCCCGGCGAGCTGCTGGCGTCCGCCGCGCGGACCCCGGCGTTCGCACCGTAGTTCCAGCCGCCGCCAACGATCAACAAGGCCGGCAGGCCGCTGGTATATCCGCCCGTGTCAGGGTTGTATGCTTGCCCC